CGATCATCTCTGCTATGGTTTTTTCATTGCCAATTCCTGCACTGTTATCACCTTTTTTACCTATGTCTTTAACATAGATTTTTGTTGAATTATCAGGAAATACTATACGACCTATACTACTACCTATAGGATCATAGGCTGCTCCAGCGGGCTTGAGACTTTTTAGCAGTGTCTGAAGCACTTCTTTTCTAAAAGCATCTTTATTCTTTGGAGGGGTATCGATCAATACTTCGATATTGTTGCCTTTGACAAGGGTTTTAAGTTTGACTTTTTTAAGAAACGCTAGAATTGCGGGCTCTGGAGCTTCTTGGAGTGTGCTTTCTACTATATCTCTGATTTTCATGATATAGTATTTATCTGCGTTCTATATCTTCTTCTGTGCAGGCGACGCCGTATTGGATTTCAACGATTTTACAGGGTTTTTCGTAGGGATTGCTTAGTTTGTGCCAACATTCTGCCTTGATTGTAAACTGATCGTGCGGTTTAAGTTTAATATGACTTTGTGTAGTATCATCTTCAAAATCCACATGACAGTGGCCTTCTGCTACATGCCAATGTTCGTCGCGATCCCAATGGCGCTGCATGGTTAGGCTCTGACCTGGAGTAATGGTAAGTTCTTTAACTTTAGTACCAGATGTTTCATGTAAGACACGGTAGTAGCCCCATGGTCGATCCGTTCGAGGAGCTTTCCATTCGTCGAGTATCCAACTGCTAGAATTCTTTTTTGTTTTACCACCTACACCAAATTCAAACTCTACATCGGGTTCTGACATTTCTGGAATATTATTTGCTGTGCGATCTCCACCATTAGCAAAGATAATCTGGCTATTAGGATACATGGTTTTAACATTACGGATAGCTTCGATAGCATGATCTTCTGTGTCGTTAAACAAGATACAGTGATCTACCATGCGTAGATTTTCAATGATATGGATACGTTCATAGCTGGGCATAAACTCGCGCCCTTTCTTACGGCGTAGCCAACTGTCACTGTTTACTCCGACTACTAGAATATCACCCAGGCGTTTGGCCGCACGGAAATATTCTATGTGTCCTGAGTGCAAAGGATCAAACCCACCAGTGCATAGGACCACTCTATTTACCATGTTTATAACTCTTTCTTGTTGGAGGCGTGCTTTTAATAACTAAAGGTTTTAGCAACGGTGTTTCTTTAAATTTAGGTTCTGCTTGCGCCACTGTAGATTTACCCGAATTTGTAGTTTCATTAAATACCCCAGTGGTTTCAGTTGCAGGCGGAAATTCCATCATCTGACTCTGATAGTCGATAAAATATAATTCTTTGTCTAACCAAGGCATGCAAATTTCTTCTTGTTTGAGAAAACCGTTGGCATTTACGCTATCGACTATAGTTGGATGTAAGAGATTTTTATCAACAAGATCATACCAACTAGTAGTCAGAGGGTCCATTGGTGCCATGTCAGTTTTATATACAGCCATGTTGATCCACGGATCTTGAAACCTTTTAAGTAGATATGCATCACGGCAATCAAATCCATTGACCGCTAGCATATAAATTAAGTTTATTGGATTGTAATGGAAGTAGCAACCATTATAACCTCTACTATAATGCCTTCCATACTCAATACCAGTGTGTTGTGGTACTGTTAATAATAGCATACCATTAACAGTCATATAACTGTTCCACATACGCAGTGTTTCTAAGGGATTAATACTATATTGTAGACTATCGTGTGCCCAGATTAGATCTATGCTAACAGGAAATAGGTTAGGACGATCATAGATATCATGAACCTTGTGTATGTTCTTGAGCGTAGGAACCTGTGCTAGCCTATCCTTGTTATTGTCAACAGCAAAACAATTGAAGTTATAGGGCTCTGGTGGATCGTTATAGTTTTCTAAAGTAGCCCACCAATGTATATCTTCGCCTGTACCACACCCTAAATCAGCTATATGACGTAGGCTTTCTAAGAATGTGTCATATTGTCGTATGGTTTCTAGTATAGGTATGCTGTGTCTAGCCAATTGATGCGTCCTCCATGCCTGCTGTTCTCAAGCGTGTCACGTGACCGAGCATGAAGTTCTTGCTTTCAAGACCTTTCATGATACCTAACCATTTATTGCGTAACAGTGCTACTTCGTTGATGATAGTTTCAAAGTCGATAACTTCGTCTTCACCATCAACATATTTTTCTGCGTCACGACTAGTTAAAGCACGAGCGTATCCTTCTAGATACTTTTGGAAGTGTTTCTTGCGTATTTTTCTTAACTGAATGTTGAGGTAATTCAGAACTGCTTCAATCTCTTGTAACTGATTGAAGCGTCGTTCTGTAATTCCGGGCAGGCCAGCAAGATTCTTTTCTATGTTTCCATAGACTCCCACTTCCTTTCGTGCGTCTTCTAGTTCCCGTTCATAGTGCTGTATGAAATCGGGGATACTACCTAAACTTGCTACTACTCTTGAATACCACATTATTTTATCCCGTTACTATTAAAATATTCATCTATTTTCGGAAATAGTTCTCGCCAATTAGTCTTTCGTCTAAAATCAAGTTGATCTAATGTTGTTTTTAACATTTTTAATCTTTCAACATCTCGAGTGCTAGACTTTATTAATTTTGCCAACCCTTCTAATCTTTGTTTAGCATTATTGTCCCACTCTCTAACAATAGGATATGTTGATACTAATTCATCTAAATATTCGCTGTAAAATTCGCCGCCAAATATTTCTGGACGATATACTATTTCGTTCGCACCATCTACAATATGATACGCTTGTGTAATATTTGGATTTATTTTTTTATATTCTGATATTTTATCTTGTAATTCTTTAGTCGTAAAAATACTTAAAGATGTTAATACATGTTGAACATTTATCGTTAACCATCTATTGGTTATTAAATATTCAAAATTTTTCTCCCAAGTAGATAAATCTAATCCGTATCTTACGAACTCGGCCTGTGGTCCCCAACAATCTAAACTACAATTAATATCTAATCTTCTGATTTTTTTCTTTTCTATTAGTCGTTTAGAAAATTCTACAAATTCTTTTAAACGGTCAGGTTTACAATTTAAATTACTGTTAATAGTCACTTCTAGTGTTGGATTCTGATGTTGCTCCATGAATTCTAAGAATCTCGATAATTCTATCTGTAATAATGGTTCACCACCTTGTATGCTTAATCGTTTAATTTTACCGTAATTATTATCTAACCAAGCTAAAAATTTATTAAGATATTCTGCTCGATTGGTCAGTGGTGAAATATATTGGAGTCCAACCGGTGTTGACCCATATCGTTTTAACTCATCATTAATTCTACTGCTGAATATAGGCATGCAATATACACAGGCTAAGTCACATGTATTACTTAAATAAATTTCAAGTATACGAGGAGTAACTTGATTAGTGTTTATATCAAAATCAACAGGAGTAAGTCCTGGTATATTGTTGTGGAAAGTTCTATCGCTCACTCCACCTAGGTCTTCTATATCTTTACAATATTCGCATCCTCTACCCGCTTGGGGCCATTGATTGTCGAGCATACGTTGCCTATCTTCGATTGCCGCTGGTGTATTATGAAAATTATCAAAATCATCTAATTCAATATGCACTGGTTGAACTCTATGACAACTAGAACTAGTTGCATCGTGTAGTCGAAAAGTGTTCCACCCCCATTTAAAAACGCAGGCTGCATCGTTTTTAATCGGGAAAATTTTGTTTGACATTAATAATTATCATCCTCGTCATCGTCGTAGTCGACCTCTTCTGTTTCTTCTTCACCCAGATATTCTGTAAGTGCTCTTTTAAGATAACTATCAGTAGCACCAAATGCTTTTAGTTCGCGCTCAGTGATGTTTTGATCTGCAACGACACTAATCACGTGATCTGCGGCGGCCTGTCGATCTTTAGGAGCGATATACTCCTTGCAGGTCATCCAAATTTCACTTAATGCGTCTAATTCAACATTCATTCTGCTGTCTCCTCATCTAAGATTGCTGGTGCTTCTGGCGCTGGGCCGCCATCTAGTAGTTTAGCATTTGATGAAATGTCTTTCATAACAATATCTAAACAACCTTCTTCGTTTGCTTCCCATGCTTTACGGAACTGTTTGATTTCCTTACCATCAGCTGATTTATAAGCAAGACGATTACCATCTTTGCCTAATAGTCCCTTGCCTTCCATCATGTCGACCAGACCTGAATATGGATTCATACCTGTTTCATACGGTATCTTGATCTGCACTGACTCAAATGGTTTAGCATACCTAGTCTTCATGATCTTACACGCAGCACGTATACCTTTAACTTCGCTTACTTTGTTACCATCTTCATCTTCTTTGAGTTTAAGTTTACGCATAGCTACAACGATACTTGAAGCGTAGATAAAGCCTTGACCGCCTGAAATTTTATCATCTGGGTCAAACATATCTTGGCTTGCGTATGTGTGATTAGTTGCTACCAGACCAACATTGTGACTACCAAACATATTTACACAGTTACGAACTAGTGCTGTAAGTGCTTTAGGCTTACGACCCATATCACCTTTCAAATCACCTGCTTCAAATTGATTGATGTCTGTTGGAGTTAGTAACATACCTAAGCTGTCAATTACAAACAATACTTTTGGGCAGTCTTCTTTTGGTAATGTCTTATACTCCTTCATGAACTCATGGATAGTTTTTGCTACATCATCTATCATAGCCAAGTTAAGTTTCAACAACTTATCTTCGCTAGTGTCTACACCTAGATCGTGTAACCATTTTTCGTCTAGTGCGTTTTCTGTGTCAACTAAGATAACATAGATGCCATCTTTCTGTGCGTTACGGATCAAGTTACCTGAACAGATAAACGATTTGCCTGCACCAGATTCACCAGCAAACACAGTAACTTTACCTAGTGGAACACCTCTATGGAAGTCACCGCTGATAAGATAGTTGAGTGTATAATTACCTGTTGAAATCCAATCTGTAGGATCATTGAATCCTGTGCTGAGTCCGTCGATTGACTTGGTAATTGATTTTCTAAATTTTGATATATCAAATGGTTTTGCCATGATTATTGCCTCTCTATTAAATTATATAATTCTGGAAATACTGCTCTGCTGTTAACGTTACGTCTTTGATCCATACGTGCTATTTCTGCCAAACAGTATTCAATATTCTTTTCTACAGGTTCCTTTATGTATTGTAACACATTTCTGAGACCGTTTTCAAGTAAAAATCCCGGTTTCTGGTTAATCCAGTCTCGTAATTCTTGCTCTACTGATTGTAGCATACTATTTGGTAAATGTCTAATATTTAAATAATTTGGGTTTAATAATGCTCCTACAACAAAACTATTATTGTGAAATCCTGTCTTTTGAAAGAACTTTATAGTATCAAACAATGATCGATAGTTTAATAAATGATGTAACATATTAAATGTTATCTTATGATCGAGCTTACGGATTTGATTTAAATTATCTAGAAAATCTTCCCATTTACCACCGTATCTCACATATTCAAATTCTGCCCCCATCTCGTCAACACTTACAGTCCAATGCACATTAGGAAACTCACATATCTTTTCAAATACTCGTGTGCCTGTCTTGCTTAAATTAGTGTTTATCCTAAGATTGACTTGAGGATTTTTTTCTTGTAATAATTCTAATAACTCTAGATTTTCTTTCATCAGCAGAGGCTCACCACCTGCTAGGTAAACATGTTTCAACTGTTCTGCCCGATCAAATACATATTGTTTCATCTGTTCTAGTCTGCGTTGCGGAACTCCATCAAACGTTACTCCTAATTCAGTAGACCACTTGCTACTAAATTCCGGACTGCAATATGCACAGGCAAAATTACAGGTATTGCTCCAACGTATATCTATAGTGCTTAGTTCAAACCCATCAATACTTTTGTATACATTATGATTAACATCCTTGAGCTCTTTTAGATAAAATACGCGATCACTGATGATGTCAAAACTGTTAGTATCTCGTTCTAAATCGTAACAAACATCACAGGTCGGACCTGGTTTGTTGTAGGTCATATTGTGTTTAGTCAAACAATTAGTTTCACCTTGCAATATTTCTACTAGTGAGTTGTCTTTTAAGTTTCCTAGTGATGCTGAATTACGGATACAGTTTTTAACTGTGCCATCAAAATTATACATAAATCCTGTCCAAGGTATAGGACAGAAATTTTTATTGGTTAGATATTCTTTGCTATCCAATTGGATACTCCTCGAGCATATTCATCTACATCCATATACTCTGGTGGTGACTGACCGGGCTGTGTGGCTATACTACCGGGTCTGACCAACAACAATCTTGGCCACGGATTTCTGTTTTCTAACAATTGATTCGCTAATTCTAATGCCTTTTTCTGTATAATATATTCGTCCCATTCTTCTTTTGGCGGTAACAACACGTCAGTCATTTGAGTGCTAACATTAACAATGTATTTCTGTTGTCCTTGCCATCGACGCCATATCTCAAATAGCAACTCTGTTTGTGCAAAGCCAACTTGTGCATTATTGACAAACATATCACAGGGTTCAATCATAGCCGCTATCTTGGGCAAGCTACGAATATTATAGCCATTACGGCGACTCAATGGGATTACTTCATGTCCACTCATTTGAAAATGTTTTGCTAATGCTAATCCAATTCCGGCTGTACCGCCAGTAATCGCTATTTTCACTCTATACCTCTTAATCGTTTTTGTTCTTGTATGTATGCTAAAGATTCCAGCGTGCCTTTATTTTCAACTGCTAGTTCTCTTGGTTCTGTTAGATATGCATAACTATGTTCTATCCCTTCTTTTTTAACAAACGCTAAGATGTTAGGTAAGTCGTCTACGTTTAAGGCACTAACCGTAGTCCATGTGTTTAATCGAATAGGCATTTCCATATAGCGAGTTAAATTGCGATAAAACTTATCCCAAGTAATAGGCCATCGCACTAGATCATGCACAGGTCCGATGCCGTCAAGACTGACCGTTACAGTTACATGGACCCCACGATTGCATAAATCCCATAGTTCTTCTAACACAGTGCTACAGTTTGTATTAAGCCTCACAGACTTTATATTTTTAGGTAAGTTTGCTAAGATGTGTTTATAATTTTTACTGTGACTTGGTTCACCACCATTGATGTCT